TTCTATCTCTTTTTTATCTCGTTTTTCTTTTTCTTTTCTTTCTCTTTCTTCAGCTATTTTTTTTTGCGATTCATATTGTTTAGAACTCAAAACAAAAGCGCTTCCCTTGCTAGAGCTTGCATATCGATACCCGCTTCCTCTAACAGGTCTTCCTGCAGCATCTGTTCTTGAATAAAAGATTCCTGGTTGATAATAAAAATTACTTGGCATTAATACTCTTCTCCAAATACAGAATTAGCAAACTGAACAGTGGGAGTTTCGCCAGTATAAAATGAACCGTTAAGAGTACTAGGAAAGTGAGGAATACCGTTTGTTTCTGAGAAATAAACACAGTTCATCGTAATATCTGTATCTTTTATAGCATCTCTTACATCGCTTGCCCACTCTTCATACTCAGTATAACGAACCTCTACAACCCATAGGTTTTCACCTATTCTTGTAAGAGTTTCTTCTTTTTCAACTGAAGAGCCTGGTATGGTTCTGATAAGAGGGTCATTAAGATCTAAATCACCCTCACCGTCTGTATCTTGAGGATATGCAGTGCTATTTGATCCATCCCATTCAGTTCTTGGAGGAGGAACAACAAAATATTTTTTAAGTATATGTGTTGTTTCTTTTCTAGATCTGTTTATCTGCATTAAATAGTTTATTAAGTTTGGAGCTTTAACTTCTTCGTCTGTTGAGTCGGTTCCATCTACTGTATCATCTCCGCTATATGTTCCTGGAGTAGGATTCCCATCTCCATCAGTAGCGGCTTTTTTGCTGGCTATAGCTGACCATACATTATTCCATGAATCTCCATAATCGTTTCCTACGCCTCTTTGAAGATCATTTGTTGCAGGATCTATACCCCTAGTTTCATATGCTACATTATCAGTTGGATGAACATCAGGAGTATACCTAAACCATCCACCACCATCAGTACCTCCGCTAAATGTTCTTAATATTCCATTTTGAACATTATATACAACCTTGGTTCCGCAATAAAAGTAATCGTCTCCATTATAATATTCAGCTTTAGGAGATGATGCTCCTCCTGTTCCATAAACATTTAACTTGGGAGTTGGAACTGTATAAATAATTTTTTCCTTTATGAAAGTATAGGTATTGTTCTCCTCAAGCTGCACTGTGTATTTTGTTTCATAGTATCTTTGATAAGCAAAGTCTCCAGTTGTAACAACACCTCCTGTATTTGTGCTGTTTAACAAATCACCAGTCAAAGAACTTTGAGATATTAAATTAGGCGTATCACTATTTACTGAGGAAATATCATCAGGATAAGTATCCATGTTTCTAAAATAAAAGAGCTGTCTTTTTTTATTAAACATTCCATCTGTAGATGTTGCCTGAGTTAAACTGGCAAGGTTTGCTTCTTTCGATCTTTCTGTTTCAATGATAGTCCAATCGTAACTATCATCTATGTGGGAGTAAGAAATATCTGCAGTTACTTCAGCGTACTCATCTCTCAAAGGTATAATGTAAAATTTCTTTGGATCAGCATCTCTATCTGTTGTCGGAGGCAAAGGATACTTTTCTCCAATATAATAATATTTATTACCTATCTTAATTGAATTTGCCACACCCTTTTTAAATACAATTACTAGTTTATAATTATACAAGCCTTCTCCAGATCTTTCATGGGTAAAGTTGTAGTTAACTCCAGACCCATCTAGTGTTCTATTTAACTCTTCTGATACAGATTCTAATGTAGATCTCGTTACATTTAAACCTTCTATTATTTGACTGCTAATGTTTGGACTTGTGTTAATAGAGAGGGTGTGATTTTTCTCTCTAGTATCTGTGTTACTAGCAACACTAATTTTGGTTTCGTCTTCTGTTTCAAAAAAGAAATCACTAAAAATTGTATCAGACCAGTCTGCCTCCCATACGGGTCTTATGTTAGATATGGATGAATAATAATCAGACCCTCTTTCTGTTAAACTATTTTGACCGGAATAAACATCAATCGCTGTTCCAGAAGCGGTTTCTGTTTTGTCCCAAGAGAATCTATATTTAGCAGCCCAGAAATAAATTGTCTGAATTGTGCCGTCATCAAGTGTAAAGCCTTGCTCTCTGATATAAAATTCTACAAAGTCATTAGTTCCAGATAGCGTTCCGCTTCTGTAGCACCCATTGTCTTGAGCTGTAGCTGTTGCATTATAAGTAAGTGTATAAAGCTTATCATTATGAAAATGATCTCTACTTTTATCAATATAAAATGAAGAAATAGCTACAGCAGATTCAGTTGCAAAGTCATACATTCTTGATGGCTTTGCCGAATCACTTACTCCTACAACTGCAGGAACCCATCCAACATCTGGAGCAGCTCCTATATCCTTTGTATTATATTGAGTTGAATATGCTATAACATCATTAGTATATATTGCATTGGAATCTTGAGCAAAATACCAAACATTATTTTTATTATAAATAAAGTAAGGACTAAATGAGCTTCCCTCAGAGAGTTCTGATGTTTCTTTGTAACTTTCTTTTCCGTTAATTAAACCGTTGCTGTAAAGTTCTTTTGTAACTCCAAAAAAAGTATTTAATGAAACCTGCTTATTGCTCTTGGTTCCTAGCGAATTATCTTCAAGAACTTGATTTATAGATATTATGTAATTATAATTGTTCTGTCTTTCGTCATAAAAACTTTGCACAGAAACTTCTCTTCCTGCAAGATCTTCTGTAATGCTTGTATAGTCAGATGCATTGGCACTTGTAGAAGAGCCGTTTAATAAATCACCAGTAGCTACTTCATATGAGTCGGGAGTATAATCGTAAAAAACATTTCCTTGGTCATCACTCTTTAAAGAACTAATTAAATTATCTTTATGTTCTGTTTGGCAGTTTTCTAATTGAATTAAATTTCTAACTAGATCTATACCATCAAAGTATCTACAGAAAGACAACTTGCTGTCTATTTTTTCTATACTAACGATTAAATCGTATAGGTCAGACTCTCTAATATAATCAGCAGAAACTTGAATTGAAATACCAATTTTTGCCTCATCTAATTTGAAAGCATTATTATTTGTTATTGAAGGGTCTAATTCGACAAAATCTTTAGAAATTAAATTGTTATTATTAACACCTTCATCTTGAGCTTCATAAAATTCCAAAGTATCTTCATCATATTTTAATATGCCGCCCTGAAGAAGTTCTTCCATTCTTGCCTTAGATATATTTGAAATATAAGCTACGGCAGATTGAATACCATCACTGTTTTTTGTTCTTGTTACAGCATTAGATTCGCTAATATTTGTAGTAACGCTTGTGGTAGAAAACAGTCCATCTTCTTGCTGAACGCTTTCTTGATTTATTATTTGACCAGAACTAATACTAGCAACGTTTCCTAACGCACTATCAGAGTTTTGAGTAACAATTGTATCTGTTGTTCTGTTTGTTGTTTTAGATTGAGCTGTAGCAGATAGCTCTCTGTTTGTTCTAATTCTTTTAACTGTATTAAAAGTTCCATCTTCGTTTACGTTGTTTTCAACTACTACTACTTTACCTGCCGCTTTGTCACTAGCAGTTATTTCTATTGCAGAAGATTGATTAAACTTTTTAATTATTTCTTCTGTATATCCTGCTGCGCCATTACCAGCACCAGAAATTGTTTCATCATCTATTGATCCACTGCCTGGAAATGCAGTTGCCGTTACAGTTCTTTCTGTAACTTTATATAGACCGTTATCCAACTCTTCATTAAGTCTTGTTTTTATTTTTCCTTTTTCGGCAGTTAAAGATGCTTGTCCATCTATAGTTGTATTATAAGTAATATCAACTGATTCACTTGATAGCTGACCTAGAATTTCTTGATCGTCTGCTCTTTCTTGCTCACTAACTGTAGTTGTTATGTTTCTAAACAAACCATTTTCTAAAGGAATACTTTCTCTGGTAACAGTTGTGCCTGATGCTGGAGTTGACTGAGCAGTTCCAAGTGCAGCAGTAGCATTGTTAACAATTTCAACTGTTGTAGATGTATTGACAGATTCAGATTTAGCAGATGCTGTAGATGATCTCTCTGTTCTGACTCTTTTAACTGTATTGAAAGTTCCATCTTCATTAATATCATTTTCGACTGTTACTATTTTACCTGCCGTAGTATCATCTTCGCTTATTGTAGCTTGCAAAGTTTGATTGTATTTTTTAGTAATAGTCTCAAGATAGCCACCTGAACCTTCATCACTAATTTCTGTGCTATCCGTAACAGTAGCTACATCTGTTCTAGCAGTTCTGGTTCTAGTTATGTTTCTAAATTTACCGTTTTCTAATTGCTGACTTTCGTGTATTACAGTTGTACCATCTGTTTGATCGCCAGGTGCTCCAAGCTCTGTAGAAGCATTATCTTCTATAACAACAGTTTCCGTATAAGCGTCAGTACTTGCACCACCAGTTGCACTTTGAGAGTTAAAAACTCTTGTTCTTTTTACAGTGTTAAATGTACCATCTTCGTTTACGTTGTTTTCTACTGTTACTTGAGTTCCAGCCGCTGGATTGCCAGGGGTTACTTTGGTAGAGCTTGCACTGTTAAATTCAATTGTATCTGTATAAGCTTGAAGTTTACTTTCAGATGTTACCGTTTGATTGTTATTAGTACTAATAGTTTGAATGTTTCTAAATAAGCCATTTTCTAATTGTTGGCTTTCATGTTGAATAATACTATTATCTGTTATATGATGAAGACCTTCTGATTTTTCAGAAAAAGAACCATTAGCAATAGTGCCATCTGTAGGATTTTTTTCTGCTGATTCAAATAAAGCAAGTGTACTATAATTACTAGTAAAATAATATTGAGTATTTGTATCTGCATCATAAAGCAACCATGAATGAAGAAAAGTATCCGGATTAGATCCAGTTTGCTGAAAGTCTCTAAATATACTCCATTGTTCATCATAATTATTATTATTATCCATTCTTTCATATCTAGAAAGTGTAGGATTTAATTTATATACTCCTGTAGCACTTGATGCACTTCCCGTTATTGTTAATGTAAAACCAGGAGTTGGGTCTCCTAATTCTTCAGAAGCATTATTAGTTACAATGACTATTGTGCTATTTGAAGCTGATGTTTTTCCTCCTTCAGCTTGAGCTTGTCTTTCTATTTTAACACTCTTAAAAGTATTAAATGTACCATCTTCATTAATAGTATTTTCTATTCTAAGAGTAGAACCTGCTTGCCTATCTTCTGGATCTATTACAGCTTTGGATGTTTGATTATATTCTCTAGTAATACTTTCAACAAAACCTGCAGATGAAGAAACACCAAGTTCAGTTATTTCTGTGGCGGAAACTAGGTCAGTTCTAGATGTTATTGTTCTTTCTATGTTTCTATAAAGACCGTTTGGAAGTTGTTCTGACTCATGTATTTTAATTGTACCATCAGATTGATCTGATGGTACACCAAGCGCAGCATTTGCATTATTTGTTATTGTAACTGATTCAGATCTAAATGCATTAGTAGATCCACCCTCTGCGGTTAGGGATCTTTCTGTTCGTATACTTTTAATAGTGTTGTATGTGCCATCTTCGTTAATGTTATTTTCTACTTCTACTATTTTTCCCGCTCCAGTATCGGATTCTGAAATAGTTTCAGGATTAGTTTGATTATATTTTTTAGTAATACTTTGAGTGTATCCGCCTGCACCCTGATCGCTTAATTCAGAAGAATCTGTTACATCTGCTACGTCTGTTCTGGCAGTTCTTGTTCTAGTTATATTTCTAAACAATCCATTTTCAAGCTGTTCACTCTCATGAATAAGTATAGTACCATCAGCTTGATCTTGCGGTGCAGATAATGCAGCAGAAGCATTGGTGGCAATGGTAACAGTTTCTCCAGTGAATGCATTAGTAGATCCAGATGTTGCAGTTCTTTCGTTGAAAACTCTTGTTGATTGAATAGTGTCAAATGTTCCATCAGGATTAGGCGTAGATTCAATTATTACAATTGTACCATCTGCCGGAGTACCAGGTGAAGGAATTGAAGTTGCATTTCTTTTTATTACTCTTGTTTCTGTGTATTCTTGAAGGTCACTTTCAGATGTAGCTGTAGATGTATCTACAAATCTGATTTGTAATGTAATATCAATTTCACCATTTTCACGGTTTGGTCTTTGATCGTAAACAACATTTCTTCCAGCTACCTCTGTTAAAATATTTTTAGCTGTTGATGGTATAGTTCCTGTGGCAGCTTCGTTGTTTTTCTTTGTGTAATTTATTCCATCAGTAGAGTAGTAATACTCACCAATAACATTGGAATCAAAATAATAATTTTCTTCAAAATCATCAATAGCATCCGATGTCATATGATGTTTAAAAAACTCTACTGAGTTAACAGAATTATTATCAAGATACCTGAAAATATATTCTTTGGAGTTGTACCGAGAGATGTACCACCTTAAATCATATAAGCCCGTACTAGAATTAAACTCAGATTCTCTTCTAACATTAAACCACGTTCCTGTTAGCTGTGTTCCGCCTATTAAATAAATTCCATCATCAATTGTTTCAGGAATTGATTCCTGCTCTAAAGAAACAATATGATCTGGGTCAACGTTATATATTGACAAGATAAGATTGCTAGTACCTGACTCATAAGTTTCTCCATTTAAAAGCCTCCATCTTGTTCCGCTTTCTGTATAAGATGCAGAACTAACAGAACTTTTCATCATTACTCTGTATATTCTTTCTTCAGAGTCAGAATAATAAGCATGGAGGTGATGAAGGTCATCCGAGAAAGATGCATCATAGAATACTGTGCTTCCATTTTCAGGTGCATATATAATTCTCTGATCTACATGATTTAAATAAACCAAACATTCGTCAATGTATTTTGCTTCTACGTTTTCCCAAAACAACAAAACAAAATCATCATCATATATTCCTTCTGCCGAGTTTGCTAATCTCGCTTCACTGTTTTTTAAAATTCTAATAGCATTAACGTTGGTCATTAAAACGCCCTTTCATAAAACTCTCTAAGCTGTGTAGCAGCTTCTCTGTGAAAATTATCTTTGCTTTTCTGAGATAGCAATAAATAAGCAACCATAAAAGTTAATGGCTCAACTGCCCATGATGCTAATGATAATGTAGATGACGCAGTGTAATCAGAGGGTTCTGATAAATTTATTCCGGTATCAGTTGATTCAACTAAAAATGCTTCCGGCTTTCTTCCGTAAATGCTAGACTTGGCAATGTTTAAAGCATCCACTACTTCTGATTCCGAAAATAGTGGGGTCTCTCCCGCAACAACTCTATCGCTAATAATATTTCTTACAATCTGTTCAATTTTATCAAATGATATACTAGCCATATTTCTCCTTAATAGAACTAAACTGGCAATCAAAAGATAAAGGAGGAAAACTCTTTATCATGCCAGCTAGTTCTTAAAAATTATTATTAGAACTCTTTTTAATTTTTTTGTTAAACGTAAAAGTATAGATCTCCGAAATACTATCTGCTCTATTTACCAACCTTAATTCTTTGTTTATCTTTAAAGTGTCAGATTTTTCTGCTGGAGATAATTTTTTGTATTGGTTGTATAAGCCGGCAACAAGTAAGGATATAAATGTTCTTGTATCGTTTCCGCTACAAACAGCAGTTCCTGTAAAAGTTTTATCCTCGTCATAATCTGTTTTAAATTTAAATTTAACAATGTGATTTGTATCAACTTTCTCACAACTGCTAACAATAAAAGATCCATTGGGAAGGGGTCTTGAGTTTAAAACAACATCTCCATCTGGAGCCTCAACTCCAGCAACTTCAACAAAAGAACCAACAGGAAACAGTACATCCCCGTCAAAATATTCTCCAGCAGGAATAGTTAACTGTATATTTTTTGAAGCCGAAAGATAAGTAACAGAAGAAATGCTGTGAGATATGCAAAGCAAACTATTCATTTCACTTTGATTTTCAGCCAATGAATCCGATGGCACAGAACCTTCAGGCAGATTAATTCCGCACCCATTTTCTGTATTAGTAATTGGAATTTTTAAAACATAACCACCTGTTTCAAAGTCATCGCTTTGCTCAACGATATTAATAGTAGATAAATCGTTTGTTCCTTTAAACAAATTGTTGAAATTTAAACGATACTTCATTATCTTCTACTCCTTTTTTTTGAGTTTTTAGATGCAGACATTGATCTTAATTTTGATTCTGCAGTTCTGGTAGCTTGTTTTTTTCTAGCTCTTTCCATTTCTCTTTTTCTCTGATCTTGATTTTGCTTCATGTTATTTTCCTATTTTTGCAGCACCAGTTCCAAAAAGAAAATGAATAATGCTGATAACAGAATACTTAAACCATTCAGGTATTACAAACCCACTTGCAACAGTAACCTTTGTACCGCCTCCCCATTCAAACAGACCTAAAAAAGATTTTGATGGAGCTTCTTCAACAATAGAAACTGGTATGTCTGCAAAGAAAGCAACAGCAAATAGTCCTCCAAAAGCAACAAACAAAACAATCATTGCCGCAAACTTTCTCAAAAATGGAGAGCTTCTTTTTGCTGCTGCATCTGCACTAGCAGTATTTGCTTCTTGTTTTTGGATAGACATCTTTAATAGCTCCTGTTGATTAGCAAGCTTCTGAGCTTGGAGTTTCATTACAAAACCACCAAGCCCAGAAATAAGTCCTACCAAAGCCTCTGTTGGTAAGCCAAACATTACATTCTTCTTTTCTTCTTCATGCCAGCCTTCTTCTTCATGCCAGCCTTCTTCTTCATGCCAGCACTAGACATAGACATACCTGATGCTTTAGCATATTTTTTTGCTTCTGCTTTTCCCTTTTTAGTATAAGGGAATTTCTTTTTTCCAACGTTCGGCATTTGTACTCCTAACTATTTTATTTATATGTTTTTGTTTACTTGCTTCAAGTAGGGCATTTACATGCCCATTATATTTTAAATTTTTAATATGGGATTTAATTATTTCTTGTCTTATATTCATTACCACTTAACCTTGTGTGACCAGTATCTAGCACTCAGCTTGCTTGGATTTGAATCCTGAGCGTTATGCCTTGCATAATAACTTTTCTTTCTAGCTTTATCTTTAGCGCTTTTTGGGTTTTTGCCAGCACCTTTTACGCCCTGCTGTCCGAACCTTATAGTTTTTACTTTGTCTCCAACTTTTGCCACAACAACGTGAGATTTTGTTTTATGATTGGGAGTTCTTTTGGGTTTGTTGTAACCACTAACACCAGCTCTTTTTAATCTTGGATCTTTTTCTTTAGCCATTATCTGTACCTCTTTGTTTTCTTTGCAACCTTTTTAGGTTGTTTAGAAAATTGTTTTCCGGCTTTTGTATCTTTTCTTTTTTTCTTTGTTGTTGCAGCATATTCTGCTGCAGTCATATTTTTAATAGCTTTGCTTGGTAAATACCTTTCACCTGTTGCTTTTGAACCTTGAGTTGATGGCTTACCGGATTTGGTCCGCCACTTTTGATTTGTCCACTTCTTTAATGACTTCTGTGATTTCTTTAAAGGCATTATCTGTAACCGCCACCCTTTTCTTTATATTTCTTTGCCAACATCTGAGCTTTTCTTGCTGACCATTGACCAGGCTTTCCGCCTTTTCCTCCGGCTTTTATTTCATTGAAAAGTTTTTTGCGCATAGCTGGTTTTGTATAATTGCCAGCCTGGTTAACTTTTGATTTTGTTTTTTTCTTCACTCTTCTAACTTTCTAATAATACTAACTGCTAAATAAACTATGGTTAAAATCGCCACAATCGCAGATAAGATTTGGTTGACGTTAGCCATCCCAACACTTGAGATAAATCCAATCGTTCCCACGCATCCCTTTTCAATAATATCATTCACGTTAGTCTCCGTTTGAAAGCGGCAAGCACCAAAGCACCAGTAATAAAAAAGCCAGATACCACAGGCTCTGGTACTGAAGGTACATAGCCACCTACTTCTTCGTAATAAAAGTTAAAATTTTTCCAAGCCGCGACCCCTTCGGAAGTAAAGTATTCAACATAGCCAGAACCCCAAGTACTCCAACTCCAATAATCAACAGGTTGGATTGTATCTGCTCCCAAATCAATTTTAGATAAATCATAAAAATCGTCCTTATATACTACTACCTGATTGTCCTTGTGTTCCACCGTTGGGTGTAATAGATTGTCGTATAGCATCCTGCAACTCCTGTTCCTCTTCACTAACTTTACCCTCGCCCACCTTCACTCCGAAGAATGATGTGGTCTTGGGTATCTCAACTCCCTCATACTGACTGCCCTCTGGGGGCGTGATTGTTCCTGTCTCCACTAGCTCTTCAATCATAGGTCTGGCTATCTCCACCGCCTCAACGTAGTTTTCCTGTATCGCATCTACCTGAAAACCAACAGCAGTAACAGAAGCAATGACACCGCTTGCACCCATTTCTGCTACTTTAGCTGACACGTTAGCTAGTACGCCCTGACTAGTTTGACTAGCTAGTTCTCCACCCTCACCAATGTGGTCACGAACATCAAATTTTTTCTTTGGCTTGTCATAGATGTCACCATTGGAACGAGTAATCGTACCTTTGATAATAACCTCATCACCGTTATGGAAAAACTCACTCATCAGGAACACCATTTATTTCATCTAAACTAACAGGTATGCCAACAGCATTAGCTTCGGAAACTACTACTGTATCCGTAGTGTTATATATTAAAAATTCTTTTGCACTTTCAAGCTCTTGGCTTGGAGTTACATAACCACAAGTCCAATCACTAGCATCATTATAAGCTACATAATATGTTGTGTTTTCAGGAAATCTTATTTCTACTGATTGTAGGCTCATGCTCTGCCTCCATCTACAATAGTAAATCCATAGTTATCAATTAAATTTCTTTTAGCTAGATAAGAAGGTATTTCTGGACTAGCTGTATAAGTTGAATCCCCCATATTCATAGTAATATTTCTAATACTAGAGTTATTATCAGCATAGTTACTAATAGCTATAAGCAATTTGCCATACTCATCAGAGCTTGCTATTTTAGTTTCAGTGTGTGCTGACTGGGAATCATTTAGAAACATATATATCATCTCTAAGTTATTATTTATTAGCCCATTAAAATTCCATTTACTAATATTAGTTGTAACAACGCCTGCACTTTGGAACATACCTTTGTAATTATTTACAAATCTAAAATCAAACTTAGTTAAGTCTACAGTTTTATCGGAGCCTGTTCTTAGGAACATATACTGCACATCAGTTTGTCTTTCAGGAGTAGATTCAAATGTAACAGAAGTTAAGCCATTCATTTTTACAAATGCACTTCTGAATGCGTCATCTTTACTTCCCCCACCTCTAATTAGTCCAAATCCACCACCAATAACTATAGTAGTATAAGCATCCTTAACAGCTTGAGTTAAAGAACCTTGTTGAATAGCACTAGACCTAAATCTAGGTATTTCAAGGCTCCTACCTGAAGGACTTATTGTTATATTATAAGTACCAATACTACCATAAGAATGAGTAGGAGCGGGAGGAGCATAATCTTGATCGATAGTTTCTTTAGCTGAACCATCATCCCAATCAACTACATATCTTTGTCTACCACTAAAAGGCAACTGACACGTTTGATTGCTAGCCCCAGTAACAACATAAGTTAATACTGTTTCTGTTAAAGGGGCATCACCGCCTGAGTTTTTACCCAATGACAAGTTAAAATACATTATTATTTTTCTTTATTTAGCGGTACAACTAATATATCGTGATTAGTTAAAAGATAAGTATTAGCAGGTAAAATAAAAGGACGGCTCACAGATTTAGAAAACACCATAGTGACACCATCTTGGGCAGATTCAGCTTTTCCAACTGGAGCGGAACCCACTTGAAATTTAATATAAGCAGTATTGGGCGTTCCATTATATATCTCAACAATTCGATCATTGTTAGAATCAAAAACACGAGCTGTTCCATCTACAATCTTCTTACTGCCAGAAGCATTGAGTCCTCCGACTTGAATTGCTGTTCCATTATTAAATTTATAAGCTTGCAGCATAATTAATCTCCAGTATTAACAATCCCTTTTTCCCCAAGAGTCTTGTTTGTTTCCACTCTAACAATTTTATCTATTAAAGTTGTTAATTTCATTCTTTTGTAGTTCTTTATCCCAAGTGATTCGGCTCGGTTATACAGGTCTTCTTTTGCCTTAGCAAATTCACCGTCAATAGATTCCATAGAATCTGAACCAGTTGATAAAAAGTTTCCACTTGCATCACACGGAAACAAATCATTGCGCTTCAACAAAACAGAGTCAGCAATGTAAACATATGGATTATCTTTTTTTCTTAAATAAATAGTAGACATTTTTTCCTTTTTTTTAAAAAGAGAGGGGGTGGATTACCCCCCCTCTCTCTTTCATTAATTTAATTTTTATTAACCCAAACGAGCGTACAAAGAACCAATCGCTTCAGGCTTAACTACTTTGTATCCGAATACATGCAGTCCACGATGCAACTGACCAAAGCCGTTTTGATTCATCATTGACTCAGACTTAACCATTTGAGATGCAAAGCTGATACCAGCCTTGTGTCCAAACAAGCAATGTCTAAATGCACCTGTAGTATCAGATTGCGCAACACGATTAACGTTGTCTTCAATTCCTTCTTCATCTTCAAGGTTTGTAACAACATTTTCATTAGGCTCATCTCCTGTTACCGCAACATCTGCTTTCAGGTTGTTAGTAGAAAAGATAGTAAATCTATCGATCATACCAACTTGTCCGTTTCTTAAGGGAGAAACAGCGTCACCAGTAAAGTTTGCCTGCTTAAGTTCAGAACGCTTCAGCAATGAAATGAATGCGGGAGGAAGAAGAAGAAATCTTCCATCTTCCGGAACATTGTTTTCATCTAGAAGTTGAGCGCACTCAAGAACCTTATCAACAATTGAGCTTTCATCTAGGTTTACTGGGTTAGAATCACCATCAGCATCTGGAACTGTACCAAGGTCAATGCCTCTTACGTTTCCTGTAAGCGTAAGATCAGGAACCACTCCTGCCAGTACTTCCTTCTCAATTTCGTTTCTCAAGTGATATGCAGCTTCAGAAGTGAAGTTGCTAATAAAACTTTTGATGTCAGTTTGAGCTTCGTCGATGTCATCTGTAACAAATGCATAATATCTACCTTTGTCGATGTTCATTGTTTGAGAACTTACGTTGGGATACTCGTTTACAAGAGTCTGTCCTTTAACGTGGTCTCTAATTGTAATATCGGGAACGCTTCTAATAATTACAGCGTCACCTTGTGACTTAATTTCACCTTCGTAGTCTGTGTTTGTGCAAGCTCCCAAAACAGAAGTTTCGTAAAACTTAACAAGCAACTGACCAGAGTACAAAGTTGGGATGTAGTCACCTGCGCCAAGACGTGCAAAATCAGCAGAAGCAACTCCTCCCATATTATTTGCAGCATTTGTTTCTGTGGTTCTTGGATAATTTCCTGGATTAGCCATTTTATTTCTCCTATAACTTTAGCAATTTAATTAACAAATAAACTACCCAGGCAAATTATCACTAGATAATTCTACCTTCCTGGGCAGCGTCCATAATTTCAGATTCCAATTTTTTCCATTCCTGTTGATTTCCTTTAAAATTACCTCTAGCTCTATCTGCGTAAAATTTCTTTACTTCCGCTTGTGTAAACACAGGAGGAGTTTCATTTTCTACAGACATTCTAGCTGATACATTCTCAGGCTTTGCAGCAGGAGCGGGAATAGCTGGTTCCTGTTCTTGAGCAACGATAGGCTTATACGCTTTAAACAAATCAACTAAAGCAGGAATGTCTCCTTCTTCAATTGCTTTGTTACCCACTTGCCTATATTGCAAACCGCTAACTGAATCATAACGCTCCAGAAAAGAATGCCATCCAGCATCAGATTGATTTATAGCTTTAGCACCAGGATAGAAATTTTCAACGTTAGACCAAAACCAACTTTTGTCTACGCTGGGTTTAATTTTCTCTTCTCTAGCTGCTACACTTTTATCAACCAATGATTGAACTAATTCTTTGATAGATCCATTTTCAAGCTCTTCTTCGATTGTGCCTTTAATAACTCTATCCTGAAGCTCAAGTACTTCTTCGCCAACATCATTAATTTCTTCCTCAGAAAGCTTTCTCTTAAATCCAGGAGTTCTGTTAACCTGTTTAAGTTCTTCTAACTGACTCATCATTTCAGATATTTGACTTTTAAGTTCCTTGTTTTCACTGTGTGTTTCTTTTAACTGCGATTCAATTCTGCCTTTCAGCGAAGCAGTTCGTTGTCTTTCAAGTTCAAGTTCCTTTTGCAATCCCTCAATCATTGGGGAAGTTTGAGAAACTAGTCCCTGTTGCTCTGACAACTCTTCGTCATTATGTACTTCATTTGCAATTTGCGTAGTATCATTTTGATAAGTATCCTCTTGAACCTCATTTGCTTGAGATTCTTCCAGGGCTTTTTCAACCTGCTCTAACTGCTCAACTGCTTGTTTAGGTACTGACATATTTATTTCATCCTTTTTTTGTGTGCGCCCATATGGGAAATGCACGTTTATTTTTTATGAGGGCTGCATATGCAGAAGTCCTCGTTAAGTATATTCCTTAAAAATTGTTATAAGACTCTTTACACTTTTTGCCATACCTTGTCCAATTTGAATTTCATCTCTAGGCAGGTCATCGTTGTGTATTCTTATATCTGTTAAAACCCTTTCAAGATAGCTATTTAACGCTCTCAAATGTCCATTAGTTGACATCTGTTTCAGCGCCTGCTTCTCCTGATCCACCGGCTTCGGTAAATTCATCATCAGCTTGTCCCTCCATATCAGCTAGTCTGTTTAAAATATCGTTTTGATCTTCTTTTTCACCCCGTCTAATAATATCTTGATACATCTGCTGTTCTTGTTTAGAAGCTCTAATGTCTAATTCTTTATTAGCAGTTCTATCTTTTCTTTCTATTTCTTGGGCTTTTAATTGAAGTTTCTGTTGCTCAATTTGAATTTCTGCCTGAGCTACAGCCGACTCTCTTTCAATAAGAGCTTGTTCTTTTTGGATTCTCATTTGAGCTTCTTGCATTTGCTGACGCTCTAATTGCTCTTCTCTTTTTATAAGTGCAGATATTTTTTCACGACTTGGTTTAATATCATCGTAATCAGATTCCAAAGTTTCCATTGCATCAGAAAGTATTTTAGCTCTGCCTTCCATGCCTAGAATTTTTCTATCAAAATCATTGTTGGTAGCTTGTAGAAAATTAATTCTTTTATCCGAAAGTTGTTCTTTCATAATCAAAGAAACAATACCTTCTGACATAAAATTCATATCACCTTTTACATCATCATCTTCACTATACATCATATTGTAATCATATAGTTTTTCTATAATGTCTTGATATACATATCTATCTAATCCAAGCAAAACTCTTTTAAGTCCCCTGTTAGATGTACTCATCAACATGGATAACCCAGAAGAAGTTCTTCCTGCACCAGTCACTCTTTCTGGTCCTGTTGAAAATGCAGGCATTTCTAAAGTTGTATCTGCAAGTCTAACGGCAGAGTTCATAATGTTTAACATTTCTGAGGCTCTTGAGTCGGGTTGGAAAAACTCAACCAAAGGTGCATTTGTTCCTGCCGTATTGATACCCTGCCATATTTTCCAGGGATACATAGCTGTAAAATCTTCACCTTCTGGGATTCTGTTAATATCAGGAATAATAACTTGCGGTCCAGAAGCAATACCTAGATTGTTTACCATTGCGCGTGCTGCTGCGTTTGCAATATCTTGTTCGTTTTTCAGTAGCTCAGGAATACCTTGATACCAAAATCCGCCTATCTCTTTTGCAAATCCATATACCGAGTAAGGTCTTCTGCATAACATGTCTGTATTCAAAGATACAAAAACTATATAATTGCTAACTGTAATTACGTTGATGTCATAATCCATAAGTGGATCAAGATCTTTTCCGTCCATGTCTTTAGTGATTCCATATTCGGGCAACATAGACCCAGGGCAGTGACACCAATACTCAATAGCTTCAAGCTCTGGAGATAAATGATGAGTCATATTGATTGGATCTTGTTCTCTTCTTTCCAATTCTTCGATGTCATCAGAATAATTTAAATCATGAATATAAGAATACTCTGCCCCTTGCTTGCAAACATACTCAATATTTTCAGTTATATATCCATCTTCGTTTCTATTAGCCAACAAAGATTCTTTTGATATAAACATTTTTTCTGCAATGGGACCATCATTGACACATTTGTTAGCTCTGCCAGGATAAAAGTCTAATGGAGAAACTCTTTCAAATGTAATTATTTTTTCTTCCTGAATATCAGGAATTGTTTTATTTCCTTTTTTCTTCCAGCCAACTTTTTTCTTTCTGTTTCTAACAATTGGACCCTTAATTATGCAGGCTTTAGATGATGACAAATCCATGATAGCATCACTAAACGCACGAACCCAACCCCCCTCAATAAGCTGGTCATGAATTAATCTGGACATTTTATCAGCTTTTTTGTGAGCTTCTTGATATTCTTTTTTAATTAATTGCATTCTCATTTCAGAGGCAATCTCATATGCCCGCTTGGAATCTTGTTCCTGACCCATTGCTTCCTGTTCTTCAAAGAACTGAATCATAGCTTTTGCTGCTATCTCTTCTTTTTGCTCTTCTGGTATATCGGGTATTGGTGTTGGCTTTAAAGCCCAGGTTCTTTTCTTTCCAGAATTAACATATACATCATGGACCCATGACTCAAATGTTCTGCACTTAACTCCAGTCAAACCTATAAAGACATCGGAAGATCCAGCTTCCTTGATCTTTGACATCTTATCAATTGAGTATTTACCATTGCGTCTATTTAGACTGTCAACAATTGTTTCCTGAACATCAGACTCATCTTCTTTCCATCTTCTTGCATCTTCAAAAAATGCACTTAAAAAAGATTCTAGTTTAGAAAGAGATGGAATACTAACAGCTTGAACTTCAGCTAACTCTTCTTCCATTTTTTGCCTAGCTTCTTCTATTTCTGCATTAGAAGCTGAAAGTCTGTTGACGCCTTGAGGGTATCCAGGTATGGGTTTACCGTTTAGCTCAAGACCTTTTCTCATATTTTCTTTATCGTCTGCCATAAAAATCTCCTAACATATTATATATAATCGTCAATTCCATCCACCCATATCAGGCTTGTTTACAGATCTTGCTTTTGTTTTAACTAGAGAGTGATTATTAGCATTTAAAATCCCATCTCTAATATGAACGAAAGCATACTGAAGTGCGTCACTTACATGGGAGTAAAAGTTTTTGTCTGGAACTTCATGAAACCTCTTCTTGCTCCCCATACCTCCAGCCTTTACTTCTTTAAATTTATATCCACCTAAAAAACCTTTTCTTAAAAACGGAGCATTGGGACCTATAGCAAATGCCGGAGAGCCTTCTACCATTCTTGTTAAATAATACTTAACAGCATCTCTTCTTGCTATTGGGCTGTTAGTTGAAGCTGGCACTGATGGTAAACCCAGTTCTGCCAAAATGTTAAAACAGGTAATACCGTCAGCCTGACTTCTCTGACTTCCCGCAGGGTCTCCTACCGATATAATCGGCATACCAAAATACTTTGATTGAATCTTAGGATTAACTATTTCCTCAACAAAACGCCTAAGCTCCATATCTTCAGAAGTACACTCATCTATTACAACAGCATTGCCTTTAGGGTGTATCTGCACAAATGCACAGGCAGGAGTTAACCCAAAGTCCCAACCAATAATAATTGGCAACCCTCTGTACGGCTCGACTAAATCTTTTTGAAAGTGAGCTGCGTCAGAATACTCTGGATAAACAGGCTTGCCCTGCATTATAGATCCATACTCTCCCATCAAATAAACTTTGATCCACTCAGGATCAGCACCGTGAGCCTGACGCATCCAGTATTCATAACCCAAATCCTGCCACTTAACATTTTCTGCTGGAGGTATTCCTTCTATCTGACCTTTGTTTGGCTCATAACACTCTGGTGTAGATTTGTTTTTACCGTACACAGGAATAATAGCTGGCGGTTGTCTATAGAAACTATGGTTAATAGGCTTCTTGATCTCCGCTCTTTCATGCCACCAGTGGTCATCAGACGGAGGGTTGGTATCCATTATTACTCCAGACCAAGCAGAACCACCATCAATTTTTGCAGGATAACGTCCAGTTCTCTGCAATGACATTTCCACAACCTGCTCATCTAACTCAGATGCTTCGTTTAAAAATGCACCAGTCAATTCCAATGACTTTAGCTTTCTAACATCCTCAGCTCTATCAATAGCTATAAAGATTACCTCGGCTACCACTCTTGTGTTATCAGTCAACTCGAAATCCATTTTGCCCGTAATAGGTGCTGACATATTAATATGACATATCTGATCTGGTATCCAGTCCGCCCAAGTCTTCATAGTAGTTGATATTAGCTCTGGATATGTATTACGAATAAACGCCCATCTAGACTTTCTAGTAACACCATCAGTCCCAACCTTCTGCTCAAGCATTCTGCTCCAAGCTTCCATACAGCATATCACAGTCTTACCTGTACCAACAGGACCCATAATTCCTCTAACGTCACTGTTGTCTCTGTGAAACCTAGCAGCAGTAGGCTCTGGAACATATTGTCTTATATTCATTTATTACCTCTTAACAAGTTCTTGCTTGATGAAAAATAGTCCCGAAACCTTGCAAACCCTCATAACCTCGCCTGGTCTTATTCTTTCTGAAATCCACTGCTCTGCTTGGGGCATAGTCTTAAAGTCTGTCTTCTTTGTTAATGGATGCTGTATCCATCCTCCATCAGATAGACGCTTCTCCACCAAAACCTTACTTTTGCTTTTCCTTGGCATAAACTCCTTTAAAAGAACATGGGGGGCTTACCGCCCCCCGTCACAGCGTCCTGCTCTGGCATGATCTCCCCCGTGACGATCTGGCTTATCTCACATAACAATTTATCTGTCAAATAAGATGTACCGTGTACAAAATTAGCCCCTAGTAGCTATACCCTTATTTTATTCTGAGAGAACACCGATTACTGTCTAAGCATTATACGCTGTCCAGCACCCCGCACTTTGGAATCTGACAAAGAAATGAGAACCTTTATTGCATAGCAAGAATCAACGCAAACCCTTTGTTTACGGGCATTTGATGATGATTATGCCCAGCAAGCATGGATTGGTAGGTATACATATATATATATTATTATAGTAGTAGCTACCACCTGTCCACACAGGGTTCTTCCCAGCGCACAAGCTTTCGCCAGGGACCCCCTCTGCTTCCCAGCGTCTCTGTGTAGACCACAGGTGGTGCTACTACAAAGCACAGGATATATAAGGCGATGTC